GCTTGCCTGTAGTGGATAACCACGGGCCTTCTAAATGCATAGTCAAAATATGTCTCCTGAAGTGTTAAAAAATGTATTGTACTACAAATTTTGGTTAATGTCAATCTTCAGCGAAATTTCTGCACACTTTATATAGCAGAGATTCATGGTCGAGGTTTTGAAATTCTTCGCCTAATTCGTATATGTCATTTGAAAATTCTTGTTCATCAAAACCTAGCATTTCAAAAACTTCTACTTTGGATAATTGTTCGCCTCGCATATAACTGACCCAAACTAGGGTCATTGTGTAGCAGATTAAAAGTTGAGCATCATTATATATACCATGAGCTTCACACCAACTTTCTGTTTGTTTAAGATAATATTCAAAGTCTTCTAATCTATGGCGAATTTGGAATAACCAATCTTTGGTATCTTCTCTTTTCCACATAATCAGACTCTAAATGATTCACCACACCCGCATCGGTCCTTTTCTTTGCCGTTAACAAAATCAAAACCTTCATTAAGGCCTTGACGTTTCCAATCCATAGTCATACCATCGATATATGGTAAGTCTCGGCCGTTGACCCAAATTTTTATTCCATTACTATCGTATGTCATATAATCACGTGTTACTGGAGGATTATCAACATACTCTAATTTATAGGCAAGCCCTGAACAACCGGTTGTTTTAATACCGATCATTATGCCAAGGCCTTTGCCTCTGTTAGATAGTTGTTGCCGTACTTTCTTGGCTGCTATTTCTGTTAAATGTATCATTTTTTGATTTATAATCGGCTAACGCTGCTTTAATTGCATCTTCCGCCAATATGGAACAGTGTATTTTAACAGGAGGTAACGCGAGTTCTTCCGCAATGTGGGTATTCTTAATCGAATTCGCCTCATCCAGACTCTTTCCCTTAAGCCACGTAGTGACAAGCGACGAAGATGCGATCGCCGAACCGCAACCATATGTCTTAAATTTCGCATCAGTAATGATTCCTTCTTCCACTTGTATCTGTAGTTGTAGGACATCTCCACAAGCCGGCGCTCCAACTAATCCTGTTCCTACATTAGGATCATTTTTGTCAAGGTTTCCAACATTACGTGGATTTTCGTAGTGATCTAGAACTTGACCAGAATATGCCATTACTTATTTTTCCTTCTTGTAGCTTTTGCTCTAGATGCTGCTTTAGTTTTTGCTGCTCTTTGTCTAACTAGTCTACCCATTTTAGTATCCTCCTATAAATTATTTAGTTTTGGATTCTTTGCGTTCGTTCTTGACCGCAGTTACATCATTGCGCACTTCTTTGCAAAATTTTGTTAGATCTTGTAATCCTTTACGTACTCTAGTGCCTGCGCTGCTAACACCCTTATCATAAAACTTTTCAAAATCAGTTTCCATTGATTCTACTAATGCTACTAGTTCTTGATACTTACTCATTATAATCTCCTTCAGTAATAATGTTATAAATTTGTTTCCAATTTTTTACAATCGGATAAGGACATGAATGATTCATATTATGCCCATGTTCGACTAAAATACTTCTTAGTCCTAGATTATGTCCTAAATCGGCATTGGCAGATTTGTCCTCTATCCAAAATAGTCCAGAATTTTTATATTGCTCTAATGCTTCGTCTTTATCTGCGCCTGTATCCAAAAATACAAATTTCTCAAAAGCTGAAGATCCGAACATTTTCTTTACGTTCATTTCTCTTAGTCTTTGAGCATTTTTATCTTTGCTAAGACTAGTTATGCAGTGAAACTTAAATCCGTGTTCTTCGTGAAGCCTTTTAACATAATATGCAGAATCTCTTAAACTAGGTAAAAAGCCAATCGCTGCACTTTCATTAAAAATTCTAATTAATTTTTTGGCTTCATGCCAACTTAGATCTTCAAAATGATCGTGCAGATAATAACTAATTTTTCCTTCTGGTTTTAACACATATCCACGTTCTTGCATCCAAACATGAAATGCCCATTCCCAATCTAGAATAACTCCGTCGCAGTCAGTAAGTATGATTTTTTCCATGCTTACATTATACACATTATTATTAATTTGTCAACCACCTGCAAAGACATTTGGCGATCCGGCTGCTACTGCTGTGCAACCAGACAACCCATCTCCGACTCTACCGCATCCTTTATTATTCACTTTGACTGTACTACTACCTGCTGCGATTGGTGCAGCATGAGCTGGACAAGGACTACCGGGCAATAAATGAACTGTGTTCACATCGCCTTGTCTACTAACTGGTTTGTTATTTACAAATACATTACCAGAACCCACTGCTCTTACCATTCCAGAGCAGTGTGCTACATCTGCATCACCTATTCTTGTAACTGCCGGCATATTAGCTTCCTTTATAACTGTAATTAGCCATAAATTGTCTCATGGCTTCCAAAGGATTAAGAACTTCTTGAGTAACAGTCAACGTTGAACTACCATTTACTATTATAGTATAAGTTCTTATTTGAGACTTTCTTCGATCTTGTGATAACTCAAATAAATTTTTATTAGGTGGAACATTGCCTCTACTAACCACAGTAGTCGGAGTAGTGGTTAAATCGCTTTCTCCTGGTTCTGTATACTTAAAGATATCTGTAAAAGTGAATTGGTGTTTACCACTTATAGTTACTGTAGATGATCCACTTGTTACAGTGATTCCAGGTTCTAATGGGCTACCTGACAAAGAACCTGATACAGAAGAAATAGTTTCAAACATATCAGGTTCTACGTTTATTGTAGCAGTAAACAATTCTCCTATTACAACAGGAGAAAGATTAGAAGGATTAGCTGATGCCATGTTTTTTGTTTTCTTTCGCCACAAGCATTTGTAATCTACTATGCCACTGTTCTATTTCTTCGTGTTGCTCGTGTGTATGAGGACCGTCTGGTATTTCAGGAACAAATTCTATTATATGATCAAAGTCGTCTGGAATTGAATCCCAAGTACTAAAGGTTTTCAATTCTCCTTCGATTAAGAAAACAAATTTGTGCATTTAGGTTATAATACTTCCTTTTGTTACAGGTTGTATTCCTGTAGTTTGATAAACATATTGATTAGCAATTTCTTTATCCGATACTGCCGTCATAATTACAAGATTTTTATTAAATGATAATACAGTATCAGGATCTACGGTCATTACATATGGAGCCATTCCAATTCCTTTTTGACTCATCGCCAGCATTAACGCTTTTTCTACTGTAATGGAAGTTAAGTCCTCTGATAAAAACTTAGCAATAATTTCTTCTCCTGAAGATAGTTTAAGAGTAATAACATCTCCTTCAGAATATTTTGATTTTTCAAATAACATTTTAACCTTTCAAGTATTGTTTTAATTCTGTAAATCCACCAACAAGTTTATCATCTAAAAATATCTGCGGAACGGTACGTGCGTTTGGTACTGCTTCTAATAAATCTTCTTTGGTAAACCCGTCTCCGATTTTCTTTTCTACAAATTCAATGCCTTTAGCTGTGAGCAAAGCTTTGGCTTGATCACAAAATGGACAATGATACTTTGACCACACTACTGCTTTCATAAACTTGGTAACTCCTCGTAATCTATAGCGTCTGACATAACACCTATAACATAATTAGTCGACTCATTCTCTTGTAAGGCAGTTTGTTTCTTACTAGTATCGCTATGTTTATTGAACCACGGAATTGGTGTGGTCTTAGGTGCCGGTTTTTGATATTTAATACCAACTTCTTTTAGAGCATTGGCTGCTGTATAGTCTACAAAATCTTTTAAGATATTTGCATTAAGACCAATGACAGGCCCTTTCTTAAACAAGTAATCTGCCCATGCTTTTTCTTCTCGAATAACGTCTTCATACATGGCATAAACTTCTGCTTCACATTCAATTTTGGCACGAGCAAATCTTTCATCTTCTTTGACTACTGTGTTAATCAGCATAGCAGTCCATTCTTTATGTAATAGTTCGTCTTGTAAAATAAGACTGATAATATTTCCATTACCAATAAAAATTTTGTTCTCTACCATTGCTAAACTTGTAGCAAAGCTAACCATAAAACGGAATGCTTCAAGTGCATAGCTAGCATTTAATGCTAACCAAATAGCTTTCACATGTTCTATTTCTGTTACATTTTCAGTTAACTCTTTACGACAATTTAATCTGTGAAGTAAATCGTAGTACTTGCCTACACTACTGGCCATATCAACGATTTCTTGTGTGTCATGAATACTATTAAACACTTCTTTAGGAACGTTATAGATATTACGAATAATATGGCTGTAACTACGACTATGAATATTAGTTTCAAAAAAACTCCAGTTATACATTAGTGCTTCTAATTCAGGTAAACTAACACATGGAGTGAATACCTGTGCGGGGCCTCGACCCTGTAAACTATCTAATGCAGTTTGTCTTAATAAGTTACTGGTAAAAATATGTTTTACCGCATCACTAGCATCTTTAAAATCACCTGCGTCTTTAGTCAAACTAATTTCTTCTGGTACCCAAAAGAACCCTCTTGCAGTTTGTTCTATTTTTTGTATCTTAGGATACTTTACTTCTTCAAATCGTTGAATAGTTACAGGTCCTTCCGGATCTAGAAACATTTTACGATGTAAGTAATCTGTCTTTGTGTTTAAATTATATTGCGCTTTGCTCATTGATATGATCCCAATTAATAATTTTCCATTGATTCTCTAAATATTTTTTCTTATCGTGCTGATAATCTAACGCCCAGGCATGCTCCCACCAGTCAATTAGCAACACAATGTCTTTTTTAATTTCGTGATTCTTAATAATTTTTATTTTACCATCTTTAGCTAGATAAACCCATCCACTACCTTGAATGCTCATTGCTTCTTTTGCAAATGCTTCTTTAAATTTGTCAAAACTTTTATAATGTTTTTCAATAAAAGTTAAAATATTTCCTGTAGGTTTATTAGATCCTCCTGGAGATTGATATTGCTGAAATAATATATTATGCAGAAAAACTCCAGCTTCATTAAATGCCGGATCTCCTTCGTTGTTATTATAACGCTCAGCATAGGTCTTAGCTAATTTGCCATAGTGGTAATTAATAGTTTCCTCTGAAATAGCAGGAGCCAACTCGTTTGCGTCGTAAGGTAATTTTTTAATTTCTAGTTTTGTTGGTCGACCCTCATTGAGTACATTCCTTATAAAACTGTATGTCATAGTTTACAAGCCTCGCAATCTGCATCGTCGAGTAACTCTATATTCATTTCATGGAAACCGTTCATCTTTGGTTCTCCAAGATCTTCTTGCATTTTAGATCCAGTTTTATTAATCAAACTATAGTAGAAAGTTTTAATTCCCCATTTGTGTGCTTGCATTAGATTTTTAGCAATCAATGTAGTAGGAACTTTTCGATCTGCATAGTGTGCAGGATTATAGAAAGTATTTGTGCTAATACTTTGATCCACGTAAGCTGCCAATACTGCTGCTGTTTTAATATAACCAGAACAATCAGTTTGATCCCACATTAATTGATATTTGTTTTTTAATCTGTGATACTCAGGAACTACCTGTGTAAATGAACCTGCTTTACTTTCTTTAACACTGATTAAGCTCATAGGCATCTCGATACCGTTCGTGCTGTTTATAACAACACTGCTACTTTCGACTGGAGCAATAGCCATTAGTGTAGCATTACGAACACCGTGCTGTTTCATCTCAGCACGGAGAGGTTCCCAATCTAGTTCAGGAGTAAAGTTAGTTAATTCATTTACGCCTTCTGCACGTAGTTCCCAAGGAAAAATACCTTGACCATATCTTGTTCTATCACTATCTTTACACTTGCCACGTTCTTTAGCTAATTCTACAGTGGCTTCGGTTAAGTAGTAAGCTTGATGCTCGATCCAGGATTTAACCTCTCCCAGCGCATCGGCTTCTCCATATTTAAGACCACGTTTAGCATGCCAATAAGCAAGATTAGTAACACCAATACCCAAAGGTTGAATTTCGTCATTGCTCAGTTTACTCTGAATTGATAAGAAATCTTGATAGTCCAGTATATTACATAGACTGCGTTGTAAAATGCGACAAGCACGGCGCATATCTTCTGGATTGCGGAAAGCTCCCCAGTTGATAGATCCCAAGGTACATAATGCAATTCTTCCTTCTTCATCATCTAATCTCTTAAATGCCTTAGTAGGCAGTAAAATTTCACAGCATAGATTACTTTGATAAATTGTATGCCATTCTGGATCGAATGGTCCTTGGTTCATCACATTATCGATAAACACAAGATAGATACGTCCCGTGTCTGTGCGTTCTTTTAAAATTCCACTCTTAAAAACTTCTTCTGCTGAGATAGTTTTCTTGCGCAACTTAGAATCCTTCTCGTATTTGGTGTATAGATCCTCAAACCGTTTCGAGTCTCTATAGAAAGCTTCATAAAGATCTGGTACTTCATTGGGATCAAAGAAAGTAATGGATCCTTTATCCTTAAACCTTCTCCAGAAGAAAGCACTGAGCACCACGCCGTAGTCCATGTGTCGTACCCTAGTTTCTTCCGTACCTTGATTATTTTTAAGCACAATAAGATCATCAAACTGATGATGCCAAATTGGATAAAAAACAGTAGCACTAGCATTTCTAATTCCACCTTGTGAACAACTACGCAAGTCAGCGAACCATTTCTTTAAGAATGGAATCATGCCAGTGTGCATGATTTCTCCGCCGCGGATAGGACTGCCCAGTGGGCGTAGTCTGCCAATCTCTAAACCTATGCCAGCACGTTTGCTAGCATATTTGGCCATCATCTCGCCACTAGCGAATATACTGTCCAAATCATCATCAGACCTAATAAGGACGCAACTAGAAAATTGTTTAGTCGGAGTGCCAAGACCTGCAAGCACAGGAGTAGCAAGAGTAAAAAGCCCATCACTAGCAGCATTGTAATATTCCTTTATGTAACGCATACGAGCACTTTGAGGCTCTTCTTTATGAAATACGGTAGCTGCTGCAACCATATATCTAACTTGTGGTGTTTCGTAAATTTCTTTTGTACTTCGATTTTTAACTAGATATTTTTCAATTAATTGTTCAATAGCAGCGTAACTATACTGCTCATCTTTTGAATGATCGATCATGTCATTCATTTTATTCCAATCTTCTTCGGTATACCATTCTAGAAGATCTTTTGTATATAAACCTGTAGCTATATTTCTTTTTACAATTTCATACAAATTAGGAGGAGTATATGAACCATATACATCCTTGCGTAACATACTCAAACGTTGTTTGCCGGCCACGTATTGATAATTTGTATGTCCTAAATCTGGATTACTTTCTATATCAATTAAATCTACGATAGCACGTAATGTTATTTCGTCAATTTCTTTTGTAGTAATGCCGTCGTAAAAATGTGGTTGACTTTTAATTTCAATCATTGACTGACTAACATCTGCTATTCCGCTACATACTTTTGCAATTTGTGTTTGCCACTTCTCAATCATTAGTGGCTCTTTTTTTCCCGAACGTTTAGTGACAATAATATTAGACATAATTTTTTATTTTTTGAATGGATAAACTTTTGAAAACTTATTTAGTGAATAGGGTCCATCACGTATAACTTTTTTGTTTTCAATGACTTAGGCAACTGATTGATACTGCACCAACCATCGGCCGAGTATCCATATACTTTATCATCTATAATTAACAAATAATATACAGTTTTATTAGAAATGTCAAATGCTATATGTATCTTTGGCTGATAATTTTTAAAACGCTCGGTTAATTGTAAGGTATAACAAATGGCTAAAATAAAATTGAATGGACAATAGATATTTTCTACAACCAATTCCCAAGGAGATGGCCAACTAGATTTGTTATATGGATCAGTATAAATTTTGGTAGTCGGTTTACTAGAAAAGAAATCAACAACTTCATTAAAAGGATCTTTAGATGTTTCTAAAGATTCTCTTAATCTAATCCAAGGTATTAAAATATTTTTTTCTATACAGGTTTGCTTCATGCAGTCAACACACGATAAGTATATGTCATTGTAGATACATTACCTGCATTGAGATTATAATAATTAATTTTTAAATCATTAAGAACAATTGATGCTGAGAATCCGATGAAATCTGGATTTCCTGATCCAGTATATTCGTATTCGTCTACTAATTGTACATTGCCATTATCAAAATCAGCAGCAATATGTATTTTACCTTTTCTGAATTCTGTAATGTTATCAGAAGTTAACACATAATCAATTTCAAATCCGGCTGCTGAATTTATCGGAAGTCTAAACAATAACGCTGGTGTAAATGCTGTAGCCAGTAAAGCAGTATTAGTGTCAAATTTAGGGTAATATGCAATGCCCTCTACTTCTGGTAAGTATGTTTCTCCAAGATTCGTTGTAGACAAATCTGTAGCTCGATCGAAATTATCTTGTACAGTTGAATTTCCTTGTGTTACAAATTTAATTTGACTGTAAACATTATTATTGTTAGATCCGCCGTCATTGCCTACATTAACAAAGATATTTCCTCTTGATTGATTACCGTAACCATTTGTTATTAAAATACCTTGTCTGTCAATGTTGTCAAAATAACTAGTTGAAATTGTATTTCTTCTTGGTCCATAAACTTGTCCGGTTCCGCCGGTGGCGCCTGTTCCAAAATTTACTCCGTATTGACAATTCAAGAAAGTGTTATCAGAAAATATATTATTTAAAATATCATATTTTGACCATACACCGTAGGTAAATCCATCATAGGAAATTCTATTAAATTTATTTCTTTGACAAGTTACGATTGCACTTAAAGAATATAAACCAACACCTATACTATTGGTGCTTATACTGCTATCACCATAACCTCCTGTTAATTCAATATCTTCGAATACACTATCTCTTACTGCATTACACTTGATAGCAGTTACGGTAGGATCTCCTGTATTGATAGTAAATCCTTTTAGTAAACAATGTTTAGGTTGATTGATTAAAGTAAAGCTTGATGCTCCTGGAGTAGGATCTAAAACTGTTTCTCTTGTAGTAGAAGTTGAATCGTCATTTATAAATTCAAGTACCGCAGTACTTTGTCCTGTGAATTGAAATACAGTTTTTTGTATACCTGCTCCTACTATTCTACAATGACTAGGAATATAGATAGTACTGTTGAAATAGTAAGTACCTGGTCCAAATTCTAAAGTTACTCGACTATCAGTAGTATATTTTGTTTCTGAATTCAAGAACAAGTTATCGATAGCACGTTGTATACTTGTAGTTTGATCTTCAGTACTAGGATATATTCCATATGCTTCGGCGGACACTCTTTCATCTAATCTTTCTTGAAGTGATCTAATTACTGGAAAATTACTATCGCCGCTAGTATTGATACTAGGATCGTTAAATTTATAAACATATCTGTCTGCTATGTCTAATAAATTATCTGCTGTTGTAACGATTCGTGTGTTACCTACTTGCGGAGCACCTTCTGAAACTGACCCGTTACCTATGTACAATCTTTGTGTGTCAACGGCCCAGGCCATTTCTCCACCAGCCAATTGAGGAATCCCGTCTTGGTTTTCTTGTCCTCTGCGGATTTGTATTTTGCTTATTTGTACGACAGCCATGTAAATATCCTTGTTATTTGATATTTATCCAGCTAGTTTATAGTATTCGCTTACTCTGTCGCACCAACGATTTGTCCAGTAATCAAAATCAGCAGGATTTAGAATAAATTCTTGATATTGGGGTTCTCCCCATACTCCTGGGCTAGTTTCGGGCGGTCTTACACACATCATTATTACGCCTTTTCTTATATTTGTTCCGTGTACTTCATTGTGTGCTAAGGCATAAGCAGTTAATTGTAAAAAATAGTCATCGATCCACTCTATTTTTTTAGGTTTGTTAGATTGTTTAAAATCTAGTATACTTTCTTCTCCATCGTGTATTCCTACACAATCTGTAGTACCAGCATATAACCCTGGAAAATATAAAGGAACCTCGCTCCCCCAAACTTCTTTAACTAAAGGAAAACCGTCAGCAATAACTTTTCGAGCCATTAACAAACTCTGTTGTGCAAAAGGATTAGTTAAAGACTCTTTTAAAGTTTCTCCTTTAATATAGTCTTCAAGAAATTTGTGCATTCTCGTGCCTCGACCAGCAGCTTCGGTAGTGATCTCTTGAGCTTTCTTTTCACCAACTGCTTTTTTCCAATTAGCTAGAGCTTCTCGGGCTTCTGCAGGTTTGGTTTTATCAAGTATTGTAGTTACACTAGGAACTTTTGAACCATCAGGACAAGAATACAGTCTCTTTCCTGATGATTCATCTCTAGTTAAAGATTTGTAATTGAATTTAGGTTGTAATAAAGTCATAGTAACATTATATAGTTACTATTGAAGAAAGTCAACCTGGTTGTTGGAGAACGTTGTTAGCAGCTCTTACTGCTGCTGTATTATTCACTTTTGGTTTAGTACCAAGTTCTGTAGGTTGTTGTTTTTCTTTAGTCTTAATTACTACACCTTGACCATCGAATCTATCTACTAATTTCTTAAGAGATGGATCAGAATCAAACTTTACTTTAAAAAGGTCATAATCCATTTCCTGTCCATTGATGTTTTGCATCATTTTAGAAATAGCTTGCCAACTGAATTGGGCAGATGTTTTTTTAGAATCTGCTCTAGCTTGAAGGGTACGAAGAGTGCGGACTAAATCATCCGCACTTTCCGTTACTTTTTTTTTGAATTTAGAATTTGGCCTAATTTACGGCTATATTCAATGCTTTCTCTTTTTGCACGGCCAGCGGGTTCTTCACCGCCTGCTGCTGGAGCACTAGTAGCAAATTCATCGCCTGTTGCTGCTAGTTCATCTTCCATTCCGGAATCCATTTCAGGACCGCCCATAGGAGCAGAAGGACTTTCTCCGCCCATGCCCGGAGCTTCTTCGCCTGTTATAACCGCTACTGCCTGTGCTAATGCTGTACGTGTCGCTTCCAAGTTTGTATAAATTTCCTCTAATGCTGGTCTTACTTTCTGATCAAATTGTCCGCTTACATCGCTTCCTAGTTCATCTCTTATAGAGTCTACTAATTCTATCAACGACTCCGATTTCATAGCCGCTGTATCTTTTACCCAGCCTGTAATCTTATCTACCATATCGCGAGCTTTCATAATCAAAGCTGCTTTTTCTTCTTCACCTTCTGTAAGAACTCTTTCACTTAGTGCCTGTCGTAAGACTTCCATTGCTTCGCCTACACTTTCTTTCTTAGCCATTTTTGTAGCTGTAGCATACATAACTTCATCACCACGATTGCCATAACGCTTTTTAAAATCGCCCTTGACTTTTTTCATGCCTTTTACATATTTTTCACGTTTAGATTCTTCGCCTGGACTTAATGAACGCTCTGAAATAGCCTGTGTAATAACATCTAAAAACGCACGGTCTTTATGATATTCGTTGCTTTCGTATACAGCATCGTATTCTCTGCTAACTTCAAATTTAGCAATCTTTTCCATGATTCTATCACGAGCCACACATAGTTGCTCAAATGTGAAAGTATCTAAGTTTAATCTATGGCCAAACTTTTTAGCCATACTTTCATTCAGCGTTTTGCTGGTTTTTGGATGTGAAAGATCTTTAACTTGCATTTTTTATTCCCTAAAAGGTTGTTAAACTTATTTATCAAAAACTATTCTTAAATATTCCAGTAATCTGTTCTTTGTAATTTTTAACTCTTTGTTCGGTTAAATTCCAACGAGCCAAGTATATTAGCTTTTTTTCGCTAGTTTTGCTACACAAATGAAACCTTTGCTTAAAAACTAAAGAATCTATACTATTTGTCCAATATTCTGTGTCTAAATTTTTAATATTATTATATAAATCAAATCTATCGTAATGATAGTTTTTTGCTGCTATAGCTGCGGTTGCTTTTAATTTAAAAGTATCAATAACATCATTATTAACATGCATTAAATCAAAACAACCCTGCTTGTTTTTTTTAATTTTAAACCTTTTGTATACTAAAGTACCATCTGGTAAAACTACAAGAGGAACTTTATTTTTAAATTCGTCCTCTAAAAATTTTTCTAATTTAGCTGCTTGTTGCTTAAAATTCATTGGCTATCACTTTAGGATTAGTGTCTCCTATTCTAATTACCAAACTTTTACGAATCATACCCTCAATTATGAATTGATCATATTCGCTAAAACTCGTCAAAGTTTGAGGGTATTTCAATCTTGCTAGCAGATTCTTTTCTTCATTTGAAGTATAAATTTCAAAAGACTTTAGCAGTTCGTTTAATTTCATTTTAATCCAGACAATTTTCTTATAATAGCTAACTCTGCGGATTCCCTTTGAGGTTGTGTGTATCCAGAGTTTTGATTGTTAACATTGCCTGTAGCTCCTGCATCCTGTGGTTTACTAGCAAACGGATTAATTTTATTGAAAAACCCTTTAACAGCAGCAGCATTTGCATCTGCCTGTGCTTGAGCTGCTTTACTACGGCCAGTTCTTGGATCCCAATTTCCTGGACCAGGATACTGTGCCCCAGTCATATTCCAGTTTGGATTCTTAGCTCTCCAAGCATATTCATCTTGAGATGCTGTAGTAATATTAGTAGTTCCGCCTGTTCCTGTTGTAACTGGTTTAGGTGTTGCATCTAGTCCGGTATCAGGATTAATATTAGTAGTTGCATCTGGTTGAGCTGATTGGCTGGCAGGAGCATCGTTAGTTGCTGTGCCGATATTACCTGTATAAGAGCTTCCGCTATTTGCTGGTGTTTGTCCTGATTTACTAGCCATAGCTGCTGCACCTCTTGTGTCTGTTGCTGGCGGCAATGATATACCTGTATTTGTGTTTGTTCCTTGATCTTGTGCTGCTGCTACTGGAGGTAGATTGGCGCTTATTGCTGCCTTTTTGTCTGCATCAGATTGTGCTGCTTGAATTTCCGATTGTGGTGTCATCTGAACATTAGGATCTTTATTTGGATCATATGGATCTTTTGTCGGATCAGTTTGTTGTTTAGCAGTTTTTGGTTGTTTAGCTTTAACAGGAACAGGCTTAAATCCCGGAGGAGCTTTCGCTCCAGCCTTGTTCAATGCCGCCATAGTTTTGCCGCCGATCATACCATCGACTTTTAGATTATTTGCCTGTTGAAATGCTCTAATTTCGGCATCAGTTGTTGGCCATTTAGTCATAGCACCTCCGGCTGGTGCTGGCGCTGGTTGTTTTTGAAGAGCTGCTATCTGAGTTTGTAATTGTTTAATAGCTGCTTCTGAACTTGCTTTCATTGCAGGATTAGCGGCTGCTTGTTTTTGCAGATCGGCAATTGCCTTGTTCATAGATGCAATATCAGATGCTGCATCTTCTACAATATTTCTGTTCAATATCTCATTAATTTTCATATTTGTTTCCTTATCTTAATCCTGCTAATTTTAAAATGTGTTCAGTGGTTTTTCCTATTTCCACTGCATCACCTGCTTTAATTGTTGATTGCTGTGTTGATTGCTGTGCAGGTGTACCTTGTGCTTGTGGCCCCATTAATTTTAATTTTCCTGTAGCAGGATCTTTGGTTAAACTTGTAGGATTTTTCTTAAGATCTACTATAGTAGTCATTCCGGGTCCAGTGTTTAATGTAGCAGTTTGTCCGGGTTTATAATCAATTATTTTACCCATCTCTGCTTCTTTAACATCATCTTCTGGATCCATACTTGCTTCAACATCTTCTATATTATCATCTAAAATTCTAGCCACCATTTCTGTATCCATATCAAACATTTTAGCTATATCTTCATCCGAAGTTCCTGTAGCAGATAATTTTATCATTGCTTGTAATTTTTCTTCATCGGAAAAGTCAGCATTTCTAATTGCTTTTAATTCTTCAGGATCCATATCGTATTCTGGTGGAATCATTTCGTCGCTTTGTGGACTCCATTCACCTTCTGCTAATTCTTTATTTTTATGTTTTTGTCCTCGAACTTCTTTAGCTGCTTTCTTAGCATCTTTGTGTTTACCTGCTCCAGCAGTCTTGGCATTCTTTGCTACAAAGTTTCGAGGTTTAGGTGCTTCAGGTTGTGTAGCTTCATTCATATCATTTTCTTCTTTTACATTGTATTTCTTTTTTAATTCTGCTGTCTTAGCATGTCTTTCTTCATCAGAAAGATCATAAGTTGCTTTAAGCTCTTTGTAGTAATCAGGGTCAGGTAAACCAGACTTTTTACGAAGTTCCTGATGACGTTTATGTAATTTATCTCTTGTATCTTCGCCCATAGGTTCTGTTTTTGCAACAGGCTTTTGAGCAGTTAATTTTTTATGGCGCTGTAATTCTGTCTTAGGTGGAGTTTTCTGTTGTTCTTTTTTCTTTTGTGCTTCGGGACCAACTAGAGGTACGGCTTTTTTTGTATATTTTTTAGCCTTTAATCCTTTTTTAAATTCTAAAAGTAACTGTTCAATTTTCATAGTTCTTTCAGGCTCAGTGCCTCATCCTCTAAGTTATAGATATGCTGTCTAAGTTTATCTATTAATCCCCTGGCCCTTAATACTTTAAAAGCTAAATTTTCAACACTAAATTCTCCGCTTTTATCCAGTCCAGATTTACGGATTTTAGCTATTTCATCTTTGACTTTTTCAGCTAAATCAAGGTCTTTACTTCTTAAAGCTTGCTTTATTTTATTAGTGTAATTATTTACCTTATCTTTTACGTCGTCATCGTTGATATTCACCCGCTCTAATTTGGGTTCACTGATCCAGCGATTATCTAGAATACTGTAAATTCCGGCGCTATGATGTACCTGTTTACTATCCTGAACATACACTTCTACATCAATGCCCTTAACTTTGATATCGTGATTGAAATTGTACTGATTTTTTTTGGCATCAAATAGGTTTTTAAGATAATGTTCTTTGTCTGAAGGAATATCTACAATTAGATGTAGATCCAAATCGCTATGATCGGTATATGTGTAGGCTGCATTGCTACCACTAATAGTAATATCTTTTAAGTTTAAATTAGGAATATCAATAAAATTGATAAAGTGTTTAGCTATTTCTAGTAGCTTTAATCTAACAACAGATTTAAGTTGATTATTCTTCCAAATGGCAGGATTTAATGTATCATGAAAAATGACAGCATCGTCTACAATACCTTCTTGTGTTAGTTCTCTCAAATACATTGTTCACTGACTAAAAATTTTAACTGCTGTTTCCCAATAAGAGGAGACCCAACCTATTACTGCTACACCACCAAGAATTAAGTATGTCCACTTAGTTCTGAACTTTTCTAAGTCTGATATCTTATCAGCTAGTTCATGATGTTGAGCAGTCTGTATCTTATGCAATTCATCTGCATGAGCATAAAATCTATCTCTGTTTGATCTGTACTCGCCTAACATTTCATCTAATTTTTCGTTTACTTGATCTCTAGTACGATCTAGACAGTCATGCATGTCCTTGACATCTACCTTCAAATCATCTAATTTTTCGTCTATTGCTTCAACTTTCGTTTCTAGTACACTCACACGCTCTTGTGTAGGTACAGTCTGTATTTTTGCTACTCGTGCCATACGGGCATCTCCTTGTTATTTTTGTTCTTAAAAATGCCAAAAAAATGCCTAATACGAGCCTATTGTAATATTTATTGTTTAAAAT